AGTAAAACCAATAACGAAAGGAATAAGATACTCGCTTGTTTTATGGCATTTAGGGTATCCATTTAAATAATGTTATTTCCAACTTATGTAGCAGATAATTTTTTTGATGACCCAAAAAAAGTAATAGACTTTGCATCTACTTGTGATTTTTCTCAAGATCCAAATGGCGCTTGGCCCGGTAAAAGATCATTTAATTTATCTAAAATTAATTATAATTTGTTTGAATTTGTAACTAACAAAATACTACGTCTTATTTTTCCCGATACTATAACAAATTTAATTTGGCATGCAGAGTCTTATTTTCAATATATAGATTATGGAGAGGGTTCAAA